TCCCACGTGGCATACGCGTATTTCGTGCTGCCATTGGCAAACTGCAAACCAGCCAAGGTGTCAACACCGGTAGCGGTAGGTTGATTGCCAGATGTGCCATTACGCACGGCAGGAATGTAGGCATGACGCTCGTATGCACTAATAGAAAAGTCAGCATCAGTCAGGTCAAGTGCCTCAACCAACTCGTCTCGGTCTGCGGTGCTACCCTCACCCTCGCCAACAACAAAGGTATACTTGTCGTTAACCGCTGACTCCGTGAACATCTTGCCCACCTTCCGCAGAGTAATGTCACTCATGCTCTATGAGAAAATAAGTGTGGATGCGTTCTCTGTAAGTGTCGCAAGGTGTTGCGGTCATTCCACCAACCGTCACCAAGCCATTGCGTTAGCCTGAAAAACTCACGCTGGGGAATCTCGGCAAGGTGCATCAAGCCACCACGCGACTTCTTGCCCTTGTAGTCCTCGGCAATACGCGCAGAGTTAGCTTCACGCTCCGCTTCAAATTGAGCCTTCAACTGCTCGCCAGTCATAATCTCGCGGATCACGGCGGCAGTCATTGCCTCTTGGGATTCAATAATTTTTGCCATAGCAAGAATAGGGTGAGGGCCATCGCTGACCCCCACCCCAAGGTTCTAGCTCAATTAGGCGAACTTGCCTGGGTTGACCACGGTGATGGCAACAATCACCTTACCAGCGGTAAGGGAAGCAACCGTGCCGTTCCACTCAGCCACAATGTCAGTGGCAGTGTTGGTCAGACCAACAAGATCAACACCACCGGCGTTAGCTGCCTCAAACAGATCACCAGTGTTATACACAGGTGCAGTCATGGCATCAACGTCAAGGGCGTCAATGAACTCGTCAGGATCACCAGCGGTAGTGCCAACATCAAGGGTGATGTCAGAAGCACCGGCAAGTGCAGTAGCCTCATAGACCACAACTTGCTTCACGCCACCACCAGCGGGGATTTGCCCGATGGTAACTTGGTTAGCGGAAGTTGCGTTAGCGGCAATGTGGGCGTAGTCAGCCACGTAGATGTAAACATCTTCAAGGGCTTCGTTATTAACCAGTTTGGAACTCATAATAATGGATCTTTCTAGTTAGGATTAGTAGGCAACCTTGCCGTGGGCGAGGGGCGACTTGCAAGCCAAGGTAAGGGCGCAATCAACGTAACCGCGCTCACCACCACCTTGGTTCTCAAGATCGGTGCTGCCCATTGGGATCAGGGTTCCGATACCGATATACTTCGGATCAAGAATGTAACCTTCGTTGGTGGATGCACCGGGCATACAAACGGGGTTAGCATTGACGATCTTCACAACACCAAAGTCGGAGTCGAACAGGGAGACACTAAGAGTGATCTTCTTAGAACCTGCTTCCTCGTTGATTTGGTAAGGAGTGGCGGTCGTAGTTCCTTCCGAGCGAGTGAAATTGGCGATCACCTTGCGGAGAGCCACGTTACACACGGCGGTAAGGCTACCCATCTCACCAGTTTCGGTGAAGATGCTGCCAAGGATGTCGTTCAGGTCAGACTCACCAAGCGAGCTGGACTCAATAGAGGCAGCAGGAGTGCGGTAAGCAGCAGGAACGTCAGACGGGCCAGCGGAATCAATCCAGTCACCAAGACCACGGAGCTTGTAGGGGTTCACACCATCTTCGGCCTGACGGTCGTTGTTGGAGCAAATTGCAAACTCAATGTCACGCTTCAGTTCGCGCATAGCCTTCGACTTAGCTTGGGCAACATTGGCAGGGCCAACGGAGCTGACAGCTTCTTGAAGGTCAGACACGAGGTAGTCGCGGCGGAACTTTTGGATGTAGTTTCCAAGACGGGCACGACCAGCGAACTTGTCGGTGAACGATGTAACATCGCTACCTTCGGGGATGCCGTCTGCGTTAGGGGAGGCAAGCTCGTCAACAGTCCACTCGTGGAAGGTTGAGGTAGCAGTTCCCTTGCCGCAAAGCGAGGTGATGGGGGACTCTTCGGGGGCAAGAATGGTAAGGACATCACTAAGATCCTCACGGTTGCCTACCGCCGAACCAGTAGAAGTAGTGCCGGTAGGGGCACTAGGGCTATAAGTATTACTAATGGGCATTGTTTTAGTAGGTTAGGAGTTTGTAGCTTTCGCCACTTGGTAAGCAACAAAGTCATTTGGGTCGCCAGTTTCCTGGAACCTAGCGTAGGCAGCGTCTACCTTGGATTTGTCAGCCTTGCCTTGTCTCGCCGCTCCAGCTCCAACAGGGGAAGCGGGTGGATTCACCTTCAACTTCTTACCTGCGCCTTTGGGGACACTTGGTTTTGAACTGCCAAACTTGGATCTGACCGCGTGGGCCAGAATGTATTCGATGTCTACTCCTAATTCTGGAGCGTGCTTTGCAACTAGCTCGTTGAGCTTATTAATGCTGGGGCTTTCCACCAAGGCTTTGTAGGCTTGACCAAGCTCGGATTCTTCGTCCTGGATCTCAGGCACTTCCTTCTTCGCTTGACTCTGCCAGTATTCCTTAGCTTGCGTGACTTGCTCTAGCTTCTTCAGGTGTTGCGCGTGGGCTGGTAGGAATTTGTTAATCCCGTCCCTTGCGATCTTGTTCGCCTGTTTAAGCTGCCGCTTGGTGAAGTCTTGGCCTTGCACTTCGATGATGTCATCTAGGGCGTAGTCTGAGTGTTCATCAAGCAGGTCGTCTGTCCACTCCAGGGTTTGCTCAAGTTCCTCATACTTAGTCCTGATGTCGTCAAACGACTTCAGTTCCTTGAATGGGTTTTCCTCTAGCGGTATTTCCCGTTGTGGCTTGCTGGCTTTGATCTCCTCCAACGCTTCTTCAGCGGCTTTGGTTCTCGCGGTCAGCTCTCCGATTCGACTTAACAGGCGACTTTTACCTTTCTTGGCAAGCTCCTGTATCTCCTCGGCAGACAGACTAAGCAGGTCTATCTCGGATTCTTCTTCGGCCTCGTCATCTTCTGACGCTTCCACTTCGGTTTCCTCCTCAGCCTCCAATTCTTCCGGCTCACCTTCTGGTTCCTCGGTTGATTCCTCGACTTCGGGTTCCTCCTCCGCTTCCACCTGTTCGGTGACTTCGGCCTCTGGTTCCTCCTGTTGGCCCTGCATCAGACGTTGCATAAGTCCGTCTTGAGTCAGGTTTTCTGCGCTGTCTTTATCCCCTTCAGCGGTAGGGTTTTCTGTTGCTTGCATATCTTAGGACGCTCGTTTAACGCTCGGCGGTAGCGAATATCATTAACCTAAGCAATTTACTAAGGGTTTGTCAAGCGGACAAAAGAAACCCCCTGCAAGCGGAACACGACTAACGCTTACAGGGGGATCTTACAACAACACAACCAATGAGAGAACTGCGTGCTGAAAGGAATCTATTCCTGCGGTGACAATAAGTCAAGCAATTCGTTTGCAGCAGAGATGCGACCAGACAACTTCATCACCACATCAGGGTCTTTGGCCTCGCTCAAACCAGCAATGTATCGCTCGCGTTCTTGGTCAATAACCCACAGAAGATACTTGTATTCGTCCCGGTGGGACAAAGCATTGATTGCTGTCTCTAAGTCTAGTTGGTTATCCATAGGTCAAACCTACACAATCGTCACCAATGGGCAAGCACTATTCTTGCATCGGTGCTGTGGGTGCTCCACCCATCTGTGCCGGTGCTGTTCCCATTCTGCCAATCACTGCGTTTTCAGCCTGCTGCATCTGGAACTGGTATTGCTGTGCGTATTTCTGCAAACGAGCTGCAAACGACTCATCATCCTGCAAACGCTGCATAATGTCAGGCTGCTGAGTGTATTGCTGGATCATCTGCATTGCCATCTGCGCTCCATTCGGGCGTGCGTCTTTCTCAATACCTGAGTAAATCGACACCAAATCGTTTTGAACGTCCTTAGCCATGCGCTTCTGCGTCTCGTCCTCTGGTTCAAGGATGTAATCAGCAAGAAACGGATCAATGCCTCCAAGGATCACTCCAATCAATTTGTCGGTATTCATACGACCGTTTCGGTCAATCTGCAACAAACTTGACGCAGACTCAGCTTTCCTCTTGATATGTTCGGGGTCGTTCTCCCTAGTGTCAAAAGACACCATCAGGCTGAAGTTTTCATCAGGATCACCCTTGGTCATAGTCATGCCGTCTGGGTTACCAGTAACCTGGAAGAATTTTTCGTCTGGCCCCATGCGTTGAAACAGCTTCCAAGCCAAGTTCAGAACCTCCTTAACGTGGTCAAGATACTTGTTCACAATGAACTGCTGACGCACACCAGAAGCAGGATCATCCTTAGCCAAGCCAACGGCGCGGTCAGCTTGCATATCCATCTGAGCCTCGATGCGCTCAGAACCAGGATCATACGGAGGCAC